CCTTCTGGCGGCGCTGGTGGAGGCGTCGGGCGGGTCGATCCGCCGGGTCGCGACCAATCTGGCGCGCGTGCGCGAAATGGCGCGCGTCAAGGGCGTCAAGACGGCGGACCGCGCCGCCTGGGGGGATCGCGCCTTTCACACCGGGCAGCCGCCGGCCGCCCGCAACGTCGAGGACTTCCGGCCCCGGCTGGCGCGCGCAGGAGGCACGGCATGAGCGCGCCCGACTCCCGCCGCACCGCCGCGGCGCGCCGCGATGCCGCGCTGGCGCAGGCCCGTGCGCTCGATGCCTTCACGGTCGAGGACCTCATGCGCATGGCCGAGCTGCCGCAGCCCACGGCGCGCAGCTACATCAAGCAATGGCTGGAGGCCGGCGCGGTGGTGATGATCCGCAAGGACGGCCGGGTGCGCCATTACATCGCCGCAGAAAAACGGTTCGACGGCATCACGCCGCCGGAGACCGGCCAGACGGCCGAGGGCAACATGTGGCGCGCCATGCGGCAGCTTCGCCAGTTCAGCCCCCTGGACGTGGCCACGCTGGCCAACGCGGGCGGCGTGGAGGTGTCGATCGAGAAGGCGCGCACCTATTGCCGCCGCCTGCTCGGCGCGGGCTATCTGCGAGTCCTCGATCGGGCGGTGCCCGGGCGGCGTGAGGCCTTCTATCAGCTGATCCGCAACACGGGGCCGAAGGCACCCGTGCCGCAGCGTATCACCGTACTCCATGATCCGAATACCGGCGCCAACCTGGCGCGCGGCGAGGTGGCGACATGAGTGCGCTGGAGACCGCCCGCGCCGCCTGGGGCGACCCGCTGCCCGACTGGATCGAGGCGCTTGCACAGGAATGCGAGCGCACCAGCCAGAACAAGACCGCGCGGCGCCTGGGCTACACCGCCGGCGCGGTGAGCCAACTGTTGCACGGCGCCTATCGCGCCAACACCGCCGCCCTGGAGGCCACGGTGCGCGGCGCGCTGATGGCGGAAACCGTGGCCTGCCCCGTGCTGGGGGAGCTGGGCATCGACCATTGCCTGCGCTGGCGCCGGCGCGGGTTCCGCAACGGCAACAGCCTCGACGTGACAATGTTCCGCGCCTGCGCGCGATGCCCGCAGAACCGCAAGGAGGGGTCTGAGTGATGGGCGGAAAGCCATTCAACCCAAAGGTCAAGGCCCTGGTGATCTCGATGGCCAAGAACGGCGAGGCGCGCGACGTGATCGCCCAGAAGTCGGGGCTTCTGACGCGGCAGGTGAACAATGTGATCGCGGACGCGCGCAGAAACGGCCACGACATCCCGCGGCCACGCTGGAAGGTCGCGGACACGCGGCCCCGGGTGCACGTGAGCCACGACGCGCTGAGCCGCCTGCAGCCTTGCGCGGATGCGCGGAACATGACCGCCCGTGAACTGGCGGCGCGGCTCATCGACGTGATCGGCCGCGAGGGCCTCGTCGATGCCATCCTCGACGACCTGACAGACGCGAAGGAGGCGCAGGCATGACCGCGCGAGAGATCATCGAGGCCCGCCTCGGCCGGCCCATCGGCTCGATCCGGGAGATGCCCCGCGACCTGCGCCGCGCGCTGCTGCTGCTGGCGCTCGTCAAACAGAAACAAACAGAAACTCGCAAGACACGAAAGGACACAGACATGACCCAAGAACACAGCGCGCGGCCTCGAAAATCGGAGACCGAAATCCTCGCCCTTTGCGGCGAGGCGGTGGACCGCGTGGACCGTGACGGACGGCGCGGCGTGACATTGCTCAGCATGCAGCAGATCGAGGCGCTGGTGCTCTATGTGGTGATGACCGGCGGGGTGGACGCCTGCCGCCACGCGCGCGACGAGATCGAGGGGCGCACCGCGCGCCTGGCACGGGAGGTGGGCGCATGACCGACTTTCAGATTACCACCTACCCGAGCCGAGACGACATCGCCGATGCACTGGCCGAGACGCCGGACGAAGCGGCGTGGGTCGTCGCCGCTCTGGCGCGGCACCTGCTGGCCTCGCACATCGACCGCGATCTGTTTCTGCAGGCCGCCGCCGATCTGAGCGTGACGGAAATCGCCACCCTCGCGCGCTTCGGCGAGGTGCTGACCGACTTGGTTCTGGAGGACGCATCATGACTGCCCGCGTCAAGGCCAAGACCGCCCCGCCCCTCCCCGTGCCGCAGGACGACGCCGCCGCGACCGCGGCGGTGCGCGAGATCGGCGAGCTGCGCCGCGACATCGCCCGTCTGGAGGCCGACATGAACGACCAGATCGCGCAGCTGCAGCAACGCTACGGCGAGCAGGTCCGCCCGCTGCGCGACACCCTCGCCGAGCGTGTCGAGGGTCTCAAGACCTACGCCCAGGCGAACCGCGCCCGGCTCTGCGGCAAGGGCAAGAGCCACCGGTTCGCCACCGGGGTGATCGCCTTCCGCACCCGCCCGCCGAAGGTGACGTTGCGCAAGGTGGATGCGGTCATCGAGGCGATCCGCAATGCGGGCTTGACGCATTTCCTGCGCACAAAGGTGGAGGTCAACAAGGACGCCATGCTGGACGAACCAGAGGCCGCGACGGCCATCGCGGGTGTCAAGATCGGCTCCGCCGGAGAGGACTTCATCGTTGAGCCGGACGAGACCAGGCTGGGAGGTGCGGCATGAACTGGGCAGACACCTTTGCCGTTGGCGCGACCGCGGCATTCATCGTCGCAGCCCTGTCGGGTCCGGCCGAACCGCAGGGTGCGCAGACCTGCGCGCCGCGCGATCACGTGGTCCTACGACTGGAGCAGAAATACGGCGAGACCGCCCGCATCCTCGGCCTGACGTCGGACGGAAGCCTGCTGGAGGTCTGGGCCTCGTACCAGACAGGCAGCTGGACTGTCGTCGTTACCACGCCAAGTGGCGTGTCCTGCCTGCTTGCCGCGGGCCTGCACTATGGGGTGCTGCCCTCGGCGTCTCCGGACGGAGATCCCCTATGAGACGCAGCCGGTATCGCGTCGTTCGCCGCCCCGGAGCCGCTTGTGTCCTGATGGTGCCGCTCGGCCTCGTACTCTGGGCCATCATCATCTCGGTCGGCTTCCGGATGTGGGGGGCGCTATGAGCGGGGTTTCCGGCCCAAGGGCGGGCGCAGGAAACGCGCGCCGCGCGCCGACCTGCGGCTGGTGCACGTCCTCTGGGGCAAGCTCGGCCAGGCGGGCGAGTTGCGCGACCCGTCGCGCGCCGGGCTGAACGCATTCGTGCGCTGGCGGTTCGGCGAGGCCTGGGGCTCCGTGCCGGTGGACATCGACGCGCTGCGCGATCACGAACAGATCGACCAGCTTCTGCAGGCCCTCATGGCCTGGGGTAAGCGCGCAAGGATCGACTTCGACTGGGAGAGGATCGGGAAATGAGCCGACCAGGCATCCGCGTCACGGATCACGCCGTCCTTCGATACCTGGAGCGCGCCGAGGGCGTGGACGTGGAGGGCATGCGCCGCACACTGAAAAGACGGCTGGAGGCGGCTCTCAGGGACGCCCCGCCCGGCGTGAACGGTGTCAAGATCGACGGCCTGCTGTACCGGCTGTCACCCGAAGGGTCGGTCGTGACCTGCACGCACGGATCGCGCCCTGCCCGGGGCCACTGCGGCCCGAAACGCAAGCGCGCCCTGGAATGACGCGCCGCCTGCTGCCCCTTGGGCGCCCGACCGGCGCCTGGCCGATGCATCCGGCCCACCTCGACGCCTACATCGAGACACTGGGGCAGCCGCTGGCCGTCGAGTTCTTCCGGGAATTCGGCGGCCTCACGCTTTACCTGACCACGGCCCCGAGGGGGCGCAGCGGAGTCGAGGCCCTACTCGGGACCGAGCGGGTCGTCGCCCTCGCCGAGCGGCTCTCGACCGGCCAGCTCAGGGTGCCGCTGCCCCGCGCCTGGCTGGTGCACGTGCTGCGGCACACCTACGGCCTGACGATCCAGGACATCGTGCGCGAGCTGCGCGTCACCGATGTCGCCGTCTGGCGCCTTCTGCGTACCGCGCCGACGAACCGCATCGGCCCGCCCCCGACCAAGGATCCCGAGACCGGAACGGCGCCAGACGGTCAGTTGTCGCTGTTCTAGGCACACCCGTTAGGGCGTGAAACCGGCAGTTAAACGGGCAGTGTCAGGGCAGTTTCAGGGGTGCCGGCATGCTCGTTCCGCGTCAGATCGCAGAGGAAATCGTCGACCGCGAGGGCGGCTTCGTCAACGACCCGGACGACCCCGGCGGGGCGACGAAGCACGGCGTGACCATCCACACCATGCGGCGCCTCGGCCTGGACCTGACCGGAGACGGTATTGTCGATGTGGCTGACGTTCGGCGCATCACGCGGCGGCACGCGGTCGACATCTTCCTGCGCGAGTATTTCGAGCGTCCGCGCATCCCCATGCTGCCCCAGGCGCTGCAGGCCACCGTCTTCGACATGTACGTCAACGCCGGCTCCAACGCCGCGAAGATCCTCCAGCGGCTGCTGAACCGGCTGGGCGCGGACATCGCGGTCGACGGGGTGATCGGCCCGATGACGGCACGCGCCGCCCATGCGGCGGAGCAGGAGCACGGCGGAGAGCGGCTGGCGGATGCCTACGGCATCGAGCGGCGCAACTACTACTTCCGCCTCGCCGACCGGCGCCCGGCCTCGCGCAAGTACGCCCGCAGCCGTAACGGCGGCAAGGGTGGCTGGATCAGGCGCGCGGAGGAGTTCCTGTCGCCGCGCTATCACATGACGGAGGCCGAGTTCTCGGCGCGGGTGGCGAAATGGCGGTGATGGACAGGCTTCTGGCGGCGCTCTTCGGCGGTGGGCGAAATGTCGTTTCGGACGTGGCGGAAGTGTTCCGGCCCAACGCCGAAGGGCAGGCAAAGCGAGACCACGAGGCAGTGGCTGACGCGCTGGCGCAGTTCGCCGCCGAGTTCGGCGCCCGGCGGTCCTGGTGGGACGCGCTGATCGACGGGCTGAACAGGCTGCCGCGTCCTCTCATGGCCTTCGGGACCATCGCGCTCTTCGCCGCGGCGATGACCGACCCGGTCTGGTTCGCCGCGCGCATGGCCGGTCTGCAGGCGGTGCCGGAGCCGCTGTGGTATCTCCTGGGAGCCATCGTCGGCTTCTTCTTCGGGGCGCGGGAACTGCACAAGGCCCGCGAGGTGCGCGTGCCGTCTCCGGACCGGATCCGCGCCACCGTCGAGGCGATCCGCCAGATTGAGGCGGTCGGCCAGCCGGAGCCGGTGCCGGGCGCTCGCATGCTCGATGGCGACGACCCCGAGGACAACCCGGCGCTGCGCGACATGCTCGCCGAAGGTGATCGGCCATGATCGGCGCGGAGGGGCAGGCCGGGGTGGCCGCCGCCCATCTGGTGTTGTCCGTCTATCTGGCGGTCACGGTGTGGCGCATTGTGCGGCACGCGGATCCCGGGCGCGCGCCGCTTCTGTTGCGTCTGCACTGGCCGGCCGGGGTGGCCGTGTTCCTGTGGGGGTTGATGGTCGAGAGAGCCTACTACGTCGCGGCACGGCTGGCTGCGCCGGATGTGGACCTTTGGCAGATGCACCCGGCGCCCGCGGCCCTGAGTGTCGCGGTCATCGCGACGCTCTTTGCCGCCGCCGCGCCGCTGACGCTGTCCGGCGTCGCGGGGAGGCGCGCGCGCCAGGTGCGGCTCGGGTGGGAGGCGGCCTGGGTGGTCGGGCTGTGGCTGGCGCTGGTCTGGTGGCTCTCCTGATGGCCTGGATGGATCTGCTCGACGCGACCAATTCCCTGCTTGCGGTGATCCTCGGCACGGTCGGCACCGGGGCCGCGATCATCGCCTGGAGCTACAAGCGCGTCGCGCGGATCGCGCGCGACGCGGTGGCGGACAGCCCGCGCCGCGCTGCTGAGCGCGAGGAGTTGCGCGATGCCCTCGCCGGGCTTCGGCGCGACGTCCACGAACAGGACGAGCGGCTGCACGCCATAGAGCGGCGGATGGAGGCCGGGGCGACGGCGCGGGATCTGTCGGAGTTGTCGGCGCGGGTGGCGGAGACACAGGCCGAGATGCGGATCGTCCGCGGGATGATCGACACCATCTACCGCGCGGCGCTGCAAGAAGCGGCAAAATGAACTGGGAGACATGGCCGGTGGCACGGATCGAGACTGAAAAGCGGCGCCTCGCGGTGCTGAGGCATCTGGACGACACGCCGGGATACCAGCTGAACACGACCATCCTGCGGCTGGGGGCCGAGGCGCAGGGCATCCCCACGACCGAGGACCAGGCCCTGGATGCCGTGGCCTGGCTGGGCGAGATGGATCTGGTCACCGTGGACGACGCCCGCGGCCTGGTGCTGGCCACGTTGACGCGCGCAGGCCAGGAAGTCGCGCAGGGCAGGCGGATCGTGCGGGGCATCGCGCGCCCGTCGCCGGAGCTGTGAGCCGTGCCGGCGCCGCGCAAGATCGATCTCATCCCCGAGCCCATTCGCCGGCGGCTGGCGGAGGAGCTGGCGGCCCGCGGGTTCGCGGGCATCGTCGACGTCACGGACGCGCTGAACGACTGGCTGGCAGAGGAGGGGCTAGAGCTGACCGTGGGAAAGACAGCGGTCGGCGAATACTCCAAGTTGCTGAAGGACCAGCGCGAGGCCTTCGCGCTGGCGGAGCACCTGCTCGCCGACCTCGATGTGGAGGCCGAGGGCGACCTGCACCGCGTGCTGATGCAGATGATCGCCACCAGCGCGGTGCACATGATGCAGGCGGTGCGCGAGGAAGACGGGCACCTTGACCCGAAGGACCTGATGAACCTCGGCCGCATGCTGAAGGACCTCATGGGCAGCGCCGGCATGCGCGAGAAGCTGCTGGCCGAAGAGCGCGCCCGGATCGCCCGCGAGGCGCGGGATGCCGCGCGCGCGGAGGTGGAGCAGGCGCTGGAAAGCACGGCGAGCGAGGCCGGCCTCACGCCCGAGACGCTGGCCGCCCTGCGCCGCGGCGTGCTGGGGCTGGCGGCATGATGCGCAGCGACGAACAGGTGGCGCTGATGCTCCTGGTGGCGGATTGGCACTGGCGGCGCGGGCCGCGGTGGCGCGCGATCCTCGTCTGGCTGCTTGGCCGCCGCGAAAGCGTCGTGACCTACCGCGGCGACCGCGCCGTCGTCGCGTGGTGGCGCGGCGATCCCTTTCTGGTCTCTTTGACGGAGGGCGAAGGATGCCGCGACTGACCCTGGAGCAGGAGCACGCGCGCGATGTCCGCGACCGGACCGCGCTGCAGATGCGCGACGCAGGCCATACGCAGGCGGAGATCGCGGACTGTTTGAAGATCACGCGCGGCCCGCTGGTGAAGCTGTTCAAGGAGGTGGACGCCGACCGCGCGGCGGCGGTGCGCGACGGCTACGAGGTGGCGGATGGCTGACACAGTCCTCTCCCGCGACCCGCAGGCCCTGCCCGACGATCTGCCGCGCGGCGGCGACCTCCCGCCGGACCTCGACCCGCTGGCCGATGGCATCCTGATGGCGCATCAGCGCGCATGGCTCGACGATGCCTCACCGCTCAAGGTCTGTGAAAAGGGGCGCCGGACCGGGATCACCTTCGCCGAGATGCTCGATGCCACGCTTTGTGCCGCCGCCAGCCGCAGCGCCGGCGGCATGAACGTGTTCTACATCGGCGACACCAAGGACAAGGGGCGCGAGGCAATCGGCTACGTGGCCCACTTTGCCCGCACCGTCGCCGGCGAGTTGGCGCAGGTGGAGGAGTTCCTCTTCGAGGACCGCCAGGAGGACGGCAGCACGAAGCACATCAGCGCCTACCGCGTGCGCTTCGCCTCCGGCTTCCGGGTGGAGGCGCTCAGCTCCAACCCGGCGAACATTCGCGGTCTGCAGGGGCGGGTCGTGATTGACGAGGCGGCGTTCCACCGCGACGTGCGCGAGGTGATCGACGCCGTGAACGCGCTGTTGATCTGGGGCGGGCAGGTCCGCGTGATCAGCACCCACAACGGTCATCTGAACCCGTTCAACGAGCTGGTGCGCGAGGCCCGCGCGGGCAAGAGCGGGTTCAGCGTGCATCGCTACACCTTCGACGACGCGGTGGGAAATGGCCTCTACCGCCGGGTCTGCCTCATGACGGGCAGGCCCTGGACGCAGGACGATCAGGACGCCTGGGAGGCGCGGATCCGCGACAGCTACGGCAGCCGGGTGGCCGCCATGCGGCAGGAGCTGGACGCGGTGCCCTCCGAGATGGCCGGCGCCGCGCTGACCCGGGTGCAGATCGAGGCGGCGACCATCGAGGCGCCCTTCCTCCGCTGGGTGCAGAACGACGATTTCCGCAACGCCGGCCAGGCCGCGCGGGAGTCGGCCGCGGCGGACTGGTGCGAGACGCATCTCGCCCCGGTGCTGGACGCGCTCGACCCGCGCCGCCGCCACGCCATCGGCGAGGACTTCGCCCGCTCCGGCGACGCCACCGACATCGTCGTGCTGGAGACCGGCGTGGACCTGCGCCGCCGCACCCGGCTGCTGGTGGAGATGCGCAACATCCCCTTTGCCCAGCAGCGGCAGGTGTTCTTCTTCATCGCGGACCGGGTGCCGCAGCTGGTCAAGGCGGCCCTGGACAAGACCGGCAACGGCGCATTCCTGGCCGAGGAGGCGGCGCTCCGCTACGGTGCGACCGTGGAGGAGGTGGCCTTCTCCCGCGGTTGGTACGAGCGCGAGATGCCGCCCTACATCGACGCGCTGACCGACCGCACCATGCTGTTGCCGGCGCATGAGGACGTGGTGCGCGACCACCAGGCGCTGCAGTTCGACGGCGGCGTGATCAAGGTGCCGCAGGACTTCCGCTTCAAGGGCAGCGACGGGCTGGACCGCCACGGCGACAGCGCCGTTGCCGGTGCCCTGGCCTTCTATGCCAGCCGGCAGCCCGCAACAGAATTCGATTATCGCCCCGCGCCGACCGCTGCTGAGGACCAGAGCGACGGCGACGCGCCCGGCGCCTGGTGGCGCCGTCCCCTCGGTGCGCGGCTGCGCGGCAGCCTGATGTGAGATAAGAGATGAGACCGCCCATCCTCCAGGCTGCGACAAACGACGACCGCGGCGAGTTCGCCAACGTCGCCGCGCAGCTGCGCCTCGGCCGGGCCGAGCTGGAGCCGCTCCACGACCGTCCGCTGGAGATGCTGTGGCCGCGACGCGGCGATACCGTCGTTCTGGGCGGCCGAGGATGGCGCATCTCGGGCGCCATCCATTGGCACGGGGGGATCGCCTGGACCGGCTTCGAGCTGGAGCCGCGCGCCGGAGAGGTGCCGCTTGACCCGCTGGCGGATCTTGTGGTCCTTCTCCACACGCAGGGCGTCTGGCGCTGTACCGTGGCCCCCCGCGAATTCTACGACTGGTTCAACGGACCCGTCACCGCGCTGCCGCGCGCGACGTTGCGCGCGATGCTGACCGACTTGCTGGAGGACTGATCATGGCCGGACTGGTCGATGCCTACGGGCGCCCGATGCGCCGCGCGGAGCTGCAGCAGGAGATCTCCGGCCCGACGCTCACCGGCGTTCGCTCGCCGAGTACGGGCTACCCCGGCGACGGCCTGGACCCGCGGCGCCTGGCCACGGTCCTGCGCGAGGCGGACGAGGGCAACCCGGTCCGCTACCTGGAGCTGGCCGAGACCATGGAAGAGCGCGATGCGCACTATGTCGGCGTCCTGGGCACGCGGCGCCGGTCGGTGTCGCAGCTGGAAATCACCGTCGAGGAAGGCGGCGACAGCCCTGCTGAGGAGGCCGCCGCCCAGATGGTGCGCGACTGGCTGCGCCGCGACGAGCTGGCCGACGAACTCTTCGACATCCTCGATGCCATCGGCAAGGGGTACTCGTTCACGGAGATCATCTGGGAGACCAGCGCCGGGCAGTGGCGCCCGCAGCGCCTGGAGTGGCGCGACCCGCGCTGGTTCAGGTTCGACCGGCTTGACCTGCGCACGCCGCTGCTGATCGACGAGGCGGGCAGGGACCAGCCGCTGCCGGGTGGCAAGTTCATCTCCGCGGTGATGCGCGCCAAGTCCGGCATCACCCCGCGCGGCGGCCTCGCACGCGTCGCTACCTGGTGCTACCTGTTCAAGAAGTACACCGAGCGTGACTGGTCGATCTTTACCCAGACCTACGGCCAGCCGCTGCGCCTGGGCCGGTTCCCCCCGCACGCGAGCGAGGCGGACCGCGACACGCTGTTCCGTGCCGTGGCGAACATCGCCGGCGACTGCGCCGCGATCATTCCCGAAGGCATGAGCATCGATTTCGTCACCGCGGAGGCGAAGACCTCGGTCGACCTGTACCAGCAGCGGGCGGAGTGGTACGACAAGCAGGTGTCCAAGGCCGTGCTCGGGCAGACCAGCACCACCGACGCGGAGGTCGGCGGTCTCGGCTCGGGCAAGGAGCACCGCGAGGTGCAGCAGGACATCGAGACGGCCGACGCGCGGGCGCTGACCGCGATCCTGAACCGCGACCTCATCCGCCCCTGGGTGACGCTGAACTTCGGGCCACAGGCGCGCTATCCGCGTCTTCGGATCGCGCGGCCGGAGGCGGAGGACCTGAAGCAGATGGCCGACGCGCTGGCGCCCTTCATCGACCGCGGCCTGGCCGTGCCGGTCAGCTGGGTGCGCGGCAAATTCGGCGCTCCGGAACCCGCCGAAGGCGAGGAAACCCTGCGCGCAGGCGGCCCGCAGACGCCGGAACCAGACAGGAATGGCCCTGTGAGCCAAATTAAACCCCCATTTAATACCCGCCTCGCCCCGGAGCGGCCCGTCACCCCGCTGGACGCACAAGGGCGCTCTACGGGGCGCACAGAGCCTCTGAGCGCAGCGGTTGATGTGCTGGCGGCAGAGGCCGGCCCGGCCATGGGCCGGATGCTGGCGCAGATCGAGGCCATGCTCGCCGCCGCCGGCAGCCTCGACGAGTTCCGCACGATGCTGATGGAGGCCTACCCGGAGCTGCCCACCGACGAGCTGGCAGAGATCCTCGGCCGCGCGCTGGTCGCCGCCGAGCTGGGCGGGCGCGCGATGGTCGAGGAGGAGGGACAGGCATGACGGCACGGCGCGTCGAGACCTTTGGCCATTTAACGCTGGTGCTGGGGGACGCCACCGAGTGCCTGCCGCTGTTCGGGCCATACGACGGGATCATCACAGACCCGCCGTACTGCTCCGGCGGCATCCACGCGAGCGTCAGGGCCGCCCCGCCGAACACGAAGTACCCTCAGGCCGGCTATTCGGGCGCGTCCCAGCCGAGCTTTCGCGGTGACCAAATGGACCAGCGCGCTTTCACCCGCTTCGGCCAGCTTTGGGCGCAGGCCGCCTGGGTGGCCGCCGTGGATGGCGCCGTCATCGCGGCCTTCACGGATTGGCGGCAGCTGCCGGCGACCACGGACTATGTCCAGATGGGCGGCTGGATCTGGCGCGGCGTGGCACAGTGGATCAAACCCAGCGCTCGCCCGCAGCGCGGGCGCTTTGCCAGCGCCGCGGAATATGTCGTCTGGGGCAGCAAGGGCGCCATGCCCCGCACCCGTCCGGTGCCGCCGCTGAAGGGGGTCTTTCGCCACCAGGCGCCGAAAGATCGGATCCACATCACGCAAAAGCCGGTCCCGCTGATGCAGGATCTGTTTGCCATCGGCCCGGAGGGCGGCAGGATCTGCGATCCATTCATGGGGTCGGGGTCGGGCGCCCTGGCTGCCCGGG